GCGCCGTGCTGGGCCGTAGCCCGCGCGCCGTTCGCGGACACATCGGCGCCCTGCGTCGGTCTGGCTGCTTGCCGAAGAGCTACACCGTTGATGACCGCCGGGCCGCCGCGCCGCCGCTCGCCATCGTCCAGCCGCCCCTGCAACTGGCGAACGACAGCGTGCTGGTCAGCTTGTGCCTCCGGGCCGGTGGCTTCCCCCGCGCCGTCAGCATCAACGGCTCGACCTACTGGCTGAACCATGAGGATCGCCAGTGGAGGGCGGCGGCATGACCGACAAGCACACTGACCTGCGCTGGCGCGCCGTGGTCACATACCGCAGCACCAAGCTCGGTCAGATCGACCTGGAGCACTTCTTCGAGGAGATCGAAGACCTCCACGACATCATCGAACGCGGCCCCGATTGGAACGCCATCGAGCGCATCGACGTCACCCTGAACCGCAAGGCGTCCTACTCCACCATCGAAGAAGCGAGCGCAGCATGAGCAAGGCCGACCGCCGCAAAAAGCGCCAGCGCTACGCAAAGCCCTCTCTCCCGCGCGTCATCGGGGCGAACGACAACATCGCCGTGGCCAACGACAACATGGCGCCGGTGACGATCCGGGGCGTTACGCTGACCGACGGGCAGGCATGGCGGTTCGCTGATGCCGAGCGCCGGATCGCCGATCCAGACCTGGCCGTGCAGCGCATTGGGCACCGGATGCTGGAGGCGCTGGATCAGGAGATCGACGCCCGGCTGGCGGGCCAGACAGCAGCCCGCGACCTGGAGGAGCTTCGCGGACTGGAGGCCTTGCGCGGCCTGTCCATCGGCGTGTCCAAGCACGAAGGGACCAAGGGTGCGCCCCGCGTCTCGCGGGACGGGCTGGAGACCCTGCTGACGGTTGGATCCATCACCCGCACCCAGCACGCCGCCGGCCTCCGCTACCGAGACGACTACGAATTGCTGGATCCGGAGAAGGGCCTGACCCCTCCCTCCATCGACCAGACCCGCAAGATCACCCGAGGCGGTGACGGATTCGCGCAGAAGCGCCGGGAGCGGGAGGAGTTCGTGCGCGACCTAGAGGCGATGATCCAGGAGGAGGACCGGACGTTTAGGGGCGCGCTGGGCCGTTCGGACGTGGAGCGCGTCGGGCGGGCGGTTTGGGCTCTGCGCGAGATCGCGGGCAAGGGCTCGAACCTACTCTCAATTTCCGGCAATGGCTCTCGGAGAGCACTGGTCAGCGATTCGTTGCTGGTCGCTCTCGAGTGCGCCGCGATTGCCTATGGACTGGAGTGAACCATGTGGAAGCTGATTTCTGTCTTCGCGGCTGGGGCCGCGTTGTGTGTTGCAAGTAGCCAGCCGAGCCAAGCCCAAGCTGTCTACGTGACTGGCAACCAGCTGAAGCGCGACTGCAATCCAGCCGCAAACGACGATCTGAAGCCGTTCTTCGAAGCCCGCTGTATGCAGTACATTTTGGGCGTCAACGACGGCGTCAGGATGGGCGTGAATGTCGCGAGCGTCCTAGGAGATCGCCCCGGCGACTATTTCCTATGCGTGCCAAACGGGGTCGAAGTCGGACAATTGGTTCAGATCGTGAAGGCCTACCTCGACCAGCACCCCGAGGATTTGCACAAGAACGCAGCCGGCTTAGTCACATTCGCCCTGACCGCTCACTATCGGTGCTCTTGACACCGGACAGGTAATCCCTGACACAACCCATGGTGCAGCAATGCGCCGAGAGGCCCCAGACTTCGTGTCCGGGGCCTTTTCTTTTGCCCGCCTGACCATGTTCGGCCCTACGGGAATGGCTGGATTAGGGGGGCCTAGGTGCTTCCCCGGGTCAACGCCTTCCGCGCGCGGCCCGTCTTTCGGTCACAACTAGAATAGCCTTCGACCTCATTGCCGGCCGCATATTTTCGTTCACGAGTTCGGTCGAGTGACGCCTTGAAGTTCCTCGATCGATGCCAGTTTTAAAGTAGCTGAACTCGGTCAACGCATTGATCAGCCCCTGGCGTTCGGTCGAGCATGATTCAAGCGCTGCATCGGCAATCACGGTCGCCGGCTCGCGACTGGCCTCAAGCCTGCCGGCTGCGGTCTCGACGCAGTTAATGTAGGCCAGCCGGCCTTCAACCATAGCTGCCTGAGCCCGCCCCAAGAGCGAGTCTGGATGAACCTCTTGAGCTCCGCCTAAAAGCGTGGCGGCAAGAACTGTGGCGATAAGCATAGCTTCTCCAATGCTGACGCCTTCGGCTTACAGGCTGAAGCGTTGCGGCAAAACAGAATGATCTCTGGAGAGCCCAAATGGTCCAGATGAAAGCCATGGTCGGCTTCTCCCTGCCTGACGGTGCCGCCGCCGCCGGCGCCCCGTTCAAAGCTACCGACGCCAAGGCCGCTGACCGCTTTGAGGCCGCTGGCGGCGCTGAGCGCGTGAAAGGCGATGCCCAGCGGAAGGCCCGGAATGCCAAGGCCGCTTGAGTTCAACGAAGCGGTGGCGGACGCCATCTGCGAGCGCCTGGCTGACGGGGAAAGCCTGCGTTCCATCTGCAGCGATAGCGAGATGCCGGCCAAGTCGACCGTGTTTAAATGGCTCGGCCTCGTCCCTGCATTCGCGGACCAGTACGCGCGGGCTCGGGAAACCCAGGCCGACAGTCTCGCCGACGACATCGTCGACATCGCGGACAACAAGGCGTTGGAGCCCAACGACAAGCGTGTCCGGATCGATGCCCGGAAGTGGCTGGCCGGAAAGCTTCGGCCCAAGGCCTACGGGGACAAGGTTGCCCTGGTCGGCGGCGACAAGACCGACGCCCCGATCCGGCAATCCCACAGCTTCGACCTGACGACCGCAAGCGACGAGGAGTTGGAGGTCATTGAGCGCTTCATCACTCGTCGCGCTGCCGACGCTGGAAGAGATCAGGGCGGAGCGGGCGAGACGGAAGGCTGAGGCCGACCGCAAGCGCCTGACTGAACGCCAGGGCGAGATCCGCGCCCGCTGCGACAGCCTTCATGGGTTCATCGAGGAGCACTGGACCGTTCTGGAGCCCAAGCGACCGTTCAAGACGGGCTGGGCTCTGCGGGCCATGTGCAAACACCTGGAGGCCGTCACCTACGGCCAAATCCAGTTTCTGCTGATCACCATCCCGCCGGGCATGATGAAGTCCCTGGTGCTGGTCTTCTGGACCGCATGGGAATGGGGGCCGAAGGGACGACCAGACCTTCAGACACTGGCCACCTCCTACAGCCAGGCCAACGTCCTGCGCGACAACCTCAAGCTCCGGCGCCTGATCGAAAGCGACAAGTACCGCGCCCTCTGGCCCCTCGCCCTCCGCGCCGACCAGAACGCCAAGGGCAAGTTCGAGAACACCGACAACGGATTCAGCGAGGCCCGCCCCTTCAGTTCGATGACCGGCGGCCGGGGCGACCGAGTGAAGGTCGATGACCCGCACTCAACCGAGAGCGCCGAATCCGACGCCGAGCGCGAGACCGCCGTCCGCATCTTCCGCGAGGGCATCTCCGACCGGATGAACGACGTCACCACGTCGGCCATCGTCATCATCATGCAGCGCCTGCACGCCAAGGACGTGGCGGCGGTGGCGCTGGAACTGGACATCGGCTTCGTCCACCTGAACCTGCCGATGGAGTTCGAGGCGGCGCGCACGGGCGACGATGGCAAGGTGACTGGCGGACCCTGCCGAACCTACGTCGACGGCGAACTATTCTTCGAGGACCCGCGCACCATCGAGGGCGAGCTTCTCTTCCCCGAGCGCTTCCCCGCCCCTGAGGTCGCCAAGCTCAAGAAGGCCAAGGGCTCATACGCTTGGGCCGGCCAGTATCAGCAGCGCCCCTCGCCCCGCGACGGCGGCATCTTCCATCGGGAGTGGTTCAAGACCGCTTCCATCCTGCCCGCCGGCTCGAAGCGCACCGTTCGCGCTTGGGACATCGGCGCTACCGAAGGCGGGGGCGATCCCAGCGCCGGCGTTCGCTGCACCCAAGTCGGGACTGGCGAGGACGCGCTCTACTACTTCACCGACGCGAAGGTTGGGCAATGGAGCCCGGCGCAGTTCGAAAGCCACCTGAAGCTGACCGCCGCCGCCGACACCCAGGCAGTCACGGTCCGCCTGCCCCAAGACCCCGGTGCCGCCGGTAAGGGCTATGTCCAGACGCTGGTGAAAAAGCTGGTGGGTTACGCCGTCAAAGTCGCGCAGCCCACTGGTTCGAAGCTCACGCGCGCCACAGCTCTCGCGACACAAGCTGAAGCCGGCAACATCTTCATCCTGACGACTGGCGACCCTGACCGCGACGCCTGGATCGAAGCGTTTGTCGATGAACTCTGCAGCTTCCCCTCGGCTGCACATGACGATCAGGTCGACGCCGCGGCGGACGCCTTTAACGAACTCGCCCTTGGCTCTGGCTACAGCCTGGAGAACGTCTGATGCTCCAGCAGTTTGGCGACCGTCTCATCAACCTCGTCTCGGCTCTCGGCACGGCGAAGGACAAGAACAGCCACGCGGGGTTCATGGTCCGCGAGCTTGCCCAGCCGCAAGCCCTGGCCATGTACCGATCGGACTGGATCTCGCGGAAGGTCGTGGACATCCCGGCCTTCGACATGATCCGGGAGGGCCGCAACTGGCAGGCCGAAGACACCTTGATCGAAAAGCTGGAGGCCGAGGAGGCTCGGTTGCAGGTTTGGCCGAAGCTGGCCAAGGCGCTGCGTCTGGCTCGCCTTTACGGCGGCTCGGTAATCATCCTCGGCGAGAAGGGCGGCAACCCTGCCCTGCCCCTCGACATCGACCGTCTGGCCGCAGGCGGACTCGAATACATCCACGTCGCTAGCCGGTACGAAATCAGCGCTGGCGAGATCAACCGTGACGCCGCCTCCGCGGGCTGGGGCGAGCCGACCTCCTACACCATGGCGTCGAACGTCAGGGGCAACCTGACCATCCACCCTTCCCGCGTGATCCCCTTCATCGGCGCCGACGTGCCCGACCTGACCCATTCGCAAGGCTGGGGCGACTCGGTGCTGCAGGCGCTGTCCGAGGCGGTCGAGAACGCCGGGCTGGCCGCATCCAGCATCGCTCAGCTACTCCAGGAAGCGAAGGTCGACGTCTTCAAAATCCCGAACTTCATGGCGAACGTCGGGAACGAGGACTACCGCAAGAAGGTCGTGGATCGCGTCAGCCTGGCCAACCAGGCCAAGTCGATCACCAACGGCCTGCTGATGGACGCCGAAGAGGAATACCAGCAGAAGCAGATCAGCTTCACGCAACTGCCCGAGGTGCTGAGCCTCTATCTCCAGATCGCCGCCGGCGCCGCCGACATTCCCGCCACCCGCCTGCTGGGCCAGTCCCCCGCCGGGATGAACAGCACGGGCGAGAGCGACCTCCGCAACTACTACGACCGCCTGGGCGCTGAGCAGGAAGTCTACCTGCGCCCCCGCCTGGAGAAGCTGGACGAGGTGCTGATCCGCTCGGCGCTCGGCACCCGCCCGCCTGAGGTGCACTTCGTCTTCGCCCCGCTCTGGCAGATCAGCCAGAAGGAGAAGGCCGACATCTTCAAGACCACGGCCGACGCGGCGCGCGTGATCGCGGGGAACGGAGGCACCTCTGAACCCCTGATGCCCATCGAGGCCCTGTCCGACGCCCTGGTGACCCGCTTGGTCGAAGACGGCCACCTGCCCGGCCTAGAGGCCGCCATGGACGAGTATGGGCGCCTGAGCGAGCAGGAAGACGAAGGCGATGACGAGGCCGATGCCGTCGCGCCGCCATTGCCGCTCCCTGAGCCCGACGAGACTTAAGCCCCTGGAGATCGCCATGCTGTTCACGGACTCCGCGCCGGTTGCGGGCGTGCGCCTGACGCGTGATGGCTATGCCGTCGCCGAGGTTCGCGCCGCTCGCACCGGCATCCAGCAATATGCCGGGTCTGAGGTCGGTCGGCCTGACCTCGCCGTCGTCAACGTCTACCGTCCGCCTGAGAGCGTCTTCTCGGCCGACAGCCTCGCCAGCTACGGCTTCAAGCCCGTCACCATCAACCACCCCACGCAGGGCGTCACTGCTGACACCTGGAAGGATCTGGCCGTCGGCATCGTCGGCGGTGACGTAGTCCGCGACGGCGGCTTCGTGAAGGTGCCACTGGCCCTGATGGACGCCGCCGCGATCAAGGCGGTTCAGGACGGCACGCGCGAAATCTCAATGGGATACGTCTGCGACCTCGCCTTTGAGGACGGCACCACGCCCGAGGGCGATCCGTATCAGGCGATCCAGCGTGACATCCGCATCAATCACCTCGCGCTCGTACCCAAGGGTCGCGCGGGCCCGCAATGCCGTCTCGGGGACAAGGGCGCCCCTGAAGCCGGAAAACAACCTGCGCCCATCAACCATGGAGACCGTCGCATGACGCTCAAGACCATCACCGTGGACGGCCTCCCGGTCGAAACCACGGACGCCGGCGCAATCGCCATCGATCTGCTGCGGGGCAAGCTGTCCCAGGCCGCCGATGCGCTCACTGCTGCCAAGACCACCCACGACACCGCGCTCGCCACCAAGGACGCCGAACTGGCTGCCAAGGACGCCGAGATCGCGGACCTGAAGACGAAGGTTCTCGATGCTGCGGCGCTGGACGCCCTGGTCGCCGAACGTTCGGCCATCGTCGCCAAGGCCAAGGCCCTGGTCCCGACCATCGATACCGCTGGCAGGTCGAATGCCGACATCAAGCGCGCCGTTCTCGGTGACGCCGCCAAGGACAAGTCCGAGGCCTACGTCGATGCCGCCTTCGATTTGAAGACGGCCGACATCAAGACCCCCGACCCGCTGCGTGAGGTGATTGCTGACGGCACGACCATCGTTGATGCGGTGAAAGCCCGTGACGCCGCGAAAGCCGCCCGCCTGAACCGCCTCAACGGCATCACCGAAGCTGCGGCCTAAGGAGACCTGACATGGCTGTCGTTCAATCCACCTACCTCGGTGACATCCCGGTCGGTTACCCCGGCATGGTCGCCAACGGCGAAACCTCGAACCGCATCTCGCGCACCTGCGAAGACGCGGCCGGCAT